CTGGTGGGCCGCGCCCGCGTCAGAATGTGGGTTCGGACATGAGCGAAACAATAGAATCCCGCCGCCCACCAGAGAACAGCCCCGCGCGCCAGAAACACGCTATTCGGCATGATCTATGGGATGCAATCGAAGGGGCTGTAGTGGATTGCTTTCGCCAGCACCCTGAATATCTGACGGAAAGCGGCAAGCACTCAGCCGTGGAATCCATAACAAAACGCGCTGTTGGCTCAGTCCTCAGCGTTTTCGGAGCGCAAGAGCGCCGTCGCGAAAGTGGCGCTTGTGCGGGTGCGGTTTGCTTAGGGCCGCAAAATACGCCTCTCAGGGGCGATCCCGCTTATGGGGGGCCTTACCCCTCCCATAACCCCGGCCCCGTGCGTATCGAGGCCGGGGAACAACTCCTCACCCGCATTCACGCAGCCATGATCCGCTGCCACTGGAACGAGCCAACAGGCATGGACGAGGGCAAGGACTCCGCCCTCAATCTGGAGCGCGAAGTCAGGGAGTTTCTGGGGGTGGAGGAATGACAAAATACATCGTTATGGCAATCGCGCCATCTGTCTGTGCTATTGCGGCTGGCTATCTGGCGCTTCACGGCATCGACGCTTGGGGCTGGTTCCTGTTCACCGCATTCTGGCTGGCCCCATCGAGGGCAACATAAATGACCACACTCGAAGTTTGCGAAATATGCGACATTGCCGAGTGCAGCCACATCAAGGCGCGTCGGGCGTCAATAGACGCGCTTAGCCAATACGTGAAAACATATCAGTGGTCCATGTCAGGCTGGCGCGGTGGCCCGGTCGTATTGACGACACCACCCCCATCATTTGACGGGATTCTGAAGCAGTTCGTCAAGCCCCGCCAAAGCACCCTGCGCATCAGGAGGATCAGGTGGAAGTCGGGATTGCGTTATGGCGAGATAGCGAGAATTACGGCCGCATTGGCGTCGAAGGGCGCAGTGGTCAAATCTCGCAATTGGTTCGTTTTGAACGGCCATTGGTATGGCGCTGAAACCACCGTCACATGGCCGGAGTCAAAGCAATGAAGCACCAGCGCAGACTGAAGACCGGAGCCTACCAGCGCGCCAGCAAGCAAGTCACGCTTGCAGAAGTGCCATGGGACATGGGCGCGACAGGACGGGCAAACCGCCACGGCCTTATCCAGGAGGACGCCACGGAACTTGACCCGAAAACCGGCAAGCCCCAACCGAACCCAAACGGGGTCAAGCGTATGCGCCGTGTGGACATGCTGGAGGTGTGGTTCAAGCGCGGCACCCTGACAGCAGCGCAATACAACGCCGCATTCGATCTCAGGTCGGCATTTGATCGCACACAAATGACGCCCTCAATGGATCCATCACAGGACAAGGTGGATTCATCGCCAAAGCCAGATCATGCAGTCACCATCCACATCGACCGACTGTCACGCTTTCACGAGCTATTCAAACTGGTCGCAAGTGAGGACAGGCAAATCATCGACGTGTGTATCCTGCAAGGCTCATCACCGGCAAAGATGCGGCTGAGGGACGGACGCAGGCCATACTACGGTCCGGGACATGCAGAGGGCCTGAGACACCTTGTCGCCGCACTGGAGAGATTGGCTAGAGCAATGGGGAACTAGCCAAGCCGCTTGACACTTAGCTGCTATTAAGCCCTAGTTCTTACATTCCACAATCGCGCCCAAGGGAAACCTTGCGGCGCTTTTGCTTTTCTCCGGGCGCAACTCCAAAAGGCAACCCCGCCAGCCTCGAGCGCCGATATGCGCAAGTCAACGGTCTGCGCTCAGGGCGTCTGCTTGGGGCCGAATATCGGACGGCGGCACACAAACAAGGGACAGTGAGCAATGGCTCTCCTACAAGACCCGGCCCGCAAATGCGCGGCTGTAACCCCGAGCGATTCAACCCCGGTCGGCGATGTTCGTGGCGTTTTCGTTGGTACAGGCGGCAACGTCGCTCTGCGGCTGATTGGTGACACAAGCGCAGTGGTGCACAAGAACGTTCCATCCGGCTCCTACCTGCCGGTCCGCGCCACCTACATCTACGCCACAGGCACGACCGCAACCGACATCGTTGCGTGGTTCTGATAGGCGTCCACATGCGCCAATCTGCGTTTACCCAAGAAATAGCAGACCGCATCTGCGAACTGATCATGGAAGGTAATTCAGTCAGGCAGATCGCCAGAATGGACGACATGCCTTCGGGCGTGACAATCCATAAGTGGCTGAACCAGTTTGACGACTTCGCTAAGCAATACGCGCGCGCTTGTGAAGTTCGGGCGGAAGGCGTTTTCGATGAAATATTCGACATAGCCGACGACGCTCACAACGATTGGATGGAACGTCACGGCGACGATGACGCCGGGTGGGTCGCTAATGGTGAACATATCCAGAGGTCACGTCTTCGGATCGACGCGCGCAAGTGGGCCTTGTCCAAGATGGCCCCCAAGAAATACGGCGACAAGCTGGACCTAAACCACGGCGGTGAGGTTCGCATTGCCAGTGTGGAAATGAAATTTGTTAGACCTGAACCTAAGCCCGGAAACGCCTGACATCTTCGCCCCGCTGTGGGAAAGGTCAGCGCGATACAAGGGTGCATGGGGCGGCAGGGGTAGCGGTAAGTCAAACGACCGCGCACAGGCTGTTGTTCTGCGCATGGGGATGGTTCCGGGAACGCGGATCGTCTGCCTTCGCGAAGTGCAGAACTCCATCAAGGACTCGGTCTACCAACTGATCTGCGACTGGATACAGCGCCTAGACCTAGGTCCGATGTTTGACATTACCCGCGACGAGATACGCGGCCCGGATGAATCGCTTTGCATCTTTCGCGGGATGAAGGACCAGAACGCGGAAAGCATCAAGTCGCTTGAAGGCTACGACATCGCGTGGTTCGAAGAAGCGCAGAAGTGCTCGCAGCGCAGCCTTGATCTTCTCAGGCCGACAATCCGCAAGCCTGGCTCGGAACTGTGGTTCACATGGAACCCCGACGCCAAGACAGATCCTGTTGACCTGTTCTTGCGACGAAACACGCCTGAAAACGCCATCGTCATAAAGGCGAACTACGATCAGAACCCATGGTTCCCAGAAGAACTTGAGGGTGAGCGCCAGCTTGATCTATCCGGAGATCAGGCAAGATACCGGCACATCTGGGAAGGCGACTATCAGGAGCTAAGCGACCGGCAGTTGATCAACTCGGCATGGGTCGAGAGCGCGAGAAAGCGCAAGGTTGACGCAAGCCCGGCAGACGAAGTCACAATGGGCGTTGACGTTGCCAGATACGGCGACGACGAGACGGTCATTGCCTTCCGGCGCGGCAGAGACGCCTATTCGGAGCCTTGGGTTGTCCTGCGCAAGTTGGACACCATGGAAACGGCAGCGCGCATCGCCAGCCACTACGACCGCGTCAAGCCGAATGCGCTGTTCGTTGATGAAACGGGGGTCGGTGCAGGGGTTGTGGATCGACTGAAGCAGCTTGGCTATCCGGTCATAGCGGTCAACTTCGCTTCATCGCCTGATGGTCTGACGGACGCCAAGACAGCAAACAAGCGCGCCGAAATGTGGGTGCGAATGCGGGAATGGCTCAAGGGTACGGTTGGCCTTCCGGATGATGACCGGCTCGAGGCCGAACTGACATCGGTCGAGTACAAGCACGATGCCAACAACGCCATCCTGCTTGAGCGCAAAGAAGACATGAAAAAGCGCGGGCTTCCTTCGCCGGATCGCGGTGACGCTCTGGCGCTGACCTTCGCCTATCCGGTGACGAAGTTGACGGACACTTGGGAACAGCATCGCGGCCCTGACGGTCGCTCTGACGCAACGGGTTATTAATGGACGGCAGCACATTCGGCCCAGTCGAGAAGCTTGGCGCTATTCTCGATCTGGACAATATTGCGGAGCACTTGCCGCCCGAAGACCTCGCCACCATTGGGTCTGACGTTGTGCAAGAGCATGGCATTGATCATTCGTCCATGAAAGACTGGCGTGAGCGCATGGAGCGCGGCCTTGATTTGGCGGCGCTGGTCAAAAAGGAAAAGACCTACCCGTGGAAGGGCGCAGCTAACCTCAAGTATCCGCTGATTACCACGGCGGCCCTGCAGTTCAACGCTCGTGCCTATCCAGCCATTGTCCCTTCGGATGACGTGGTGAAGGTGCAGGTTCACGGCAATGACGCGACAGGCGCAAAGGCAGCCCGTGGCGAGCGTGTCGGGCAGTACATGTCATTCCAACTTTCCTCTGAGGTCGAGGAATGGGAGGAGACGACCGACGAACTGCTGACTGTCCTGCCGATTGTTGGAACGGTTGTCCGCAAGGTCTGGTTTGATCCCGTTGAAAACCGCAACCGCGTTCGGCTTATTGATCCGCGCAAGTTCGTGGTGAATGCCTCGGTCAAGGTTCTTGCCGATGCGCCTCGTATCGGGGAGGAGATCGAACTCTACCCCTCCGAGATCAAGTCGCGCCGCTTGTCCGGTTTCTACCGCGACGTGGACTACGTTGAAAACGCTGGCGAGGATCGTGAAGCTGTTCAGACGTTCATTGAGCAGCATCGCAGGCTCGATCTGGATGGGGACGGGTATGGCGAGCCGTACATTGTCACGGTTCACAAGCAAAGCCAGAAGGTCGCCCGCGTTGTCGCAGACTTTGAGGAAGGCGACGTAAAACTTGGGTCGCAAGGCGTTGTGGCTATCCGCCGGGGCAGTTACTTCATCCCCTACCACATGCTGCCGCCTATCGAGGGCGGGTTCTTCGGAACGGGCCTTGGCTTCCTGCTCGGCGACATTTCCGAGACAATCAACACCATCATCAACATGATGATTGACGCGGGCCACATGGCTTCGCAGGGCGGCGGGTGGATCGGCTCGGAGTTTCGCCTCAAAGGTGGAGTGCAGCAATTCCAGCCGGGCGAGTGGAAGCTTGCCAGCGTTGCCGGGGGCGACATCAGGAATTCACTAATTCCGATGACGTTCCCCGGCCCTGATGCGACACTATTCCAGCTTCTCGGGCTTTTGATTGAAGCGGGAAAAGAGGTTGCATCCGTTAAGGACGTGATGACTGGCGATACTGGCGGCCGCAACATGACCGCCACAACGACGCTCGCTCTCATTGAGCAGGGCATGACGGTCTTTACTGCCGCATACAAGCGCATCTACAGGTCACTCAAGAAAGAGTTCAAGCTGTTTGCACGGCTGAATCAGCGCCACCTCGATCCGCAGAAATACAGCGCCTTCCACGACATTGCCGGGCCTGATGGCAATCCGATGCTGTTGGACCCGCGCCGCGAGTTTGACCTGTCCGATATGGATATCACGCCGGTTGCCGATCCTCGCAGCGTGACGAAGATGCAGGAAGCGGCAAAGGCCGAAGTGCTGATGCAGATGGCCGACAAGGGCCTTGTGGATCGTGGCGAGGCTTCGGCGCGCATTCTCCAGGCGTCCAGCATACCGGACACGGAAGCACTCGCTCCCAAGCCGGACCCGATGCAGCAAGAAATGATGCAGATCCAGATGCAGGTTGCAAAGGCCAATGCGGCCGTGGCGATGGTGTCTGTCGAGCAGGCAATGGCGGGCGTCGAAAAGACCCGCTCCGAAACCATGAAGAACGTAAGCGATGCAGCGGCCAAGCAGGCAACCGTGAGGTTGGATCAGCTTCGGACCGCACTGGAGACAATACGCGATGGACTTGGCGAAACTCTCGGACGCGGACCTTCAGGAATGGCGGGAGCACCCGATCACGGCCCTGCTATCGAAGTGCTTGAAGGTGAGCCACTCGGCGCAGCGCCAGGCGGCAACGTCGGCCTATTGGGCGGGAACGCCTTGGCCGGAGGAGGAGCGCCTCTCCCTGATGAAGGCGGAAGCCCTATGGGAGGACCTTTTTGAAGTCAGCGCAGATGAGTTGCGCAATGCGATGGAGCGGATGAATGAATGAAAGTGGCATAAATCCTATCGAGTTCAATGTGTTGGTCCTGCAAGACAAGATCGAGGAAAAAACCAAAGGCGGTTTGCTTCTCGCGGACGACTTCCGGGATAAGGAAAAACACGCACAGGTGAGAGGCACAATCGTCGCCACATCGCCTCTGGCGTTCAATGAGGACATTTACCCCTCGGGAATGGAGCGGCCAAAGCCCGGCGACCGGATCGCTTTCGCTCGCCACTCCGGGGCGTTCATCCTCGGCAAGGACGGCGTGGAATATCGGATTGTCAAAGACAAAGATGTGGTGGCGGTGATAGATGGCTGACGAAGAACTCAAAGACGACCTGACAGAAGATCAGGTTGAGGCAGAAGAACAGGCAGAGACGCCGGAAGCGCCCGACCCGGAAGCAGAGGCCGAGGCGCGAAAGTACGGCTGGCGCGACAAGAGCGAATTCACCCTTGCCCCCGATGGGTGGGTAGACGCGACGCGGTTCCTCGAACTGCCTTCAACGCAACTCAAGATGACGCGCGACCTCAAGCGCGAACTTGAACGCGAACTGAAATCGCGGAACGAGAAAGACGCCAAGCTTGAGCGCACGGCGCAGATCGCGCTGGAGAAGGTTCGCCAGCAAGAGCGCGAGCGGTACGAACAGCAGCTTCGCGAGATTGAAGCGCAAAAACGTGCCGCTGTGGAAATGGCGGACACTGAGGCATTCGACCGGGCAGAGCGCGCCAGGCAAGGGCTGAAGGCTCCGGAGACGATTGAACCGGCCCCAAGGCAGGAGCAGGTTCCGGAATACATCGCCAAGGCAGAATGGTTGAAAGACCCCCACGCCTATCAGTTTGCGTTCAACGCCATCGAAAGCAACCCGGTCATCCAGGGGCTTCCTCCGGAACGGCAGATCGCTTGGGCGGCGGTAGAGGCGAAGAAGTTCTTTCCAGAGTTGTTCTCGGCAGAGCAGGAGCAGCCTCAGCAGCAGCGTTCGGCGCGTGTTGACTCGGGTGGTCTTGGCTTCCGTCCGAGAACCAAGGGAGCCGATGACCTGCCACAGGACGTGCGCAAGGTCGGTGAAATGTACGTCAAGGAAGGGATTTACAAATCCATTTCCGAGTACGCCGAAGACTATTTCAAGCAAGGGTGACGACATGCGTGAAGAAACCATCAAGGCAGAGCGCCGCCGTCGCAATTCGGACGGATTGGCCGGTGTCCGCAACCGTCTCGGCATCAGCGCCGATCTGGACACGAAGAATTTCGTCTATCGTTGGGTGAATGACGAGGGCACTCGCATTCATGACCTGACGGTCAATGACGATTGGGATTTTGTCGAAAGCCGCGATGGCAAGGCAAAACCGGATGCCACTGGCCTCGGTGCGAACATTACCGTGCCCGTTGGTGTTGCGAAGAACGGGGACGCCGTAAAAGGCGTTCTTCTGCGGAAACGCAAGGACTATCATGATGAAGATGAACAGGCGAAACGCCGCCGTATTGATGAGCTGGAAGCTGGACTGAAGCAAGGGGCAACGCCCGGAGCAGATCAGGATCGGCAGTACGTCCCCGCCGCTGGAATCCGTATCGAGACGGGCAGCCGGGGCTGAACATCAACCATTTAGGGGATAGCTATCATGGCTAACGCTAATGCTCCGACTGGGCTTCGTCCCATTCGGTATATGAGCGGTGCACCCTACAACGGCGCGGCGAACCGCTATTCGATTCCCTCGACCGACAGCACCGCAGTCTACATCGGCGGCATGGTGAAACCTGCTGGCTCGGCTGATGCTAACGGCATCATGACCGTAACCGGCAACGTTTCGACCGGAAACGCCGTAATCGGTGTCGTGGTGGGCGTAGAGCCTGTCACTGCATCCAGCACCATCTATCGCGAAGCTTCCGTTGACCGCTATGTTTGGGTTGCAGACGACCCGAACCTTGTCTTTGCGGTTCAGGAAGACGCCTTGGGTGGCGCTCTTGCGGTCACGGCTGTGGGTAACTCCGCAGACGGAATCAGCTTCACGAGCGGCAGCACCACGACCGGTCTGTCGTCCTTGCAGTTGGACACTTCGACCGCGACCGCCTCGGGCGATGGCACCGAAGATTTTCTGATCGTCGGCTTCCTGCAACGTCCGAATAACGAAGTTGGTAACGCCAATGCGAAAGTGCTCGTTCGTCTGAACAACCACTTCCTCATTGACGGCCAGGCTGGCGCATAAGGAGGTCAGTTAATGTCTGTCATTACCACTGGCGCACACCCCAAAGCCCTCTGGCCCGGCGTGCGCAAATTCGTGATGGGTTCGTATAACGAATTCCCCACGGAATACACTGAAGCCTTCGATATGAAGACTTCGGACATGGCCTACGAAGAAGACGTCGAAACGACCGGCTTCAACCTTGCGCAGATCAAGTCGCAAGGCGGTGCCACGTCCTACGACGCCCATTCGCAGGGCTTCGTGAAGCGCTATACCCATGTGGCCTATTCGTTGGGCTATGTGGTGACGCGCGAGGAACGCGACGACAACCTCTACAAGTCGCGGTCTTTCAAGCGGGGCGAACAGCTTTCGTTCTCGTTCCGCACCACGAAGGAAATCGTTGCGGCCAACGTTCTCAACCGTGCGTTCGACACGAACTACACGGGCGGGGACGGTAAGGCCCTTTGCGTGACCGACCACCCGTCGCTGGCGGGCAACTGGTCGAACACGCTGAGTGTTGCTGCGGACCTGTCGGAAGCGTCCCTCGAGACGATGCTGGTGAATATCAGCCTCGCCAAGAACTCGCGCGGACTGCCGATTGCCATTCGTGGCAAGAAGCTGATCGTGTCGCCTTCGGACGTGTTCAACGCCGAGCGCATCCTGAAATCGGCATTGCAGAACGACACGGCGAACAACGCCGTCAACGCAATCCGGTCTATGGGTCTCCTGCCGGGCGGGTATGTGGTCAACCACTATCTGACCGACACCGACGCATGGTTTGTGAAAACCGACGCGCCGGACGGGATGCTCGGGTTCCAGCGCCAAGCGTTCGAATTCACCCAGGACAATGACTTTGATACCGAAAACGCGAAAGCGAAAGGGTACGAACGTTATTCCTTTGGGTGGACCGATCCGCGCGGCCTGTATGGGTCGCCGGGCGCGTAAGGCCACAGGGGCGCGGGGCAACTCGCGCCTCCTTCATAGGAGAACTTCCCAATGGCCTACAAACCGACAAACTTCCCGAATGGGATTGCCGCGCCTTTCGTCAACGCTATCGGCGCTGCAACGGCATCGTCCGGGGCCGCAACTCTTACCGCGCTGCAAGGCAAGGTGACGAGCGAAGCCCTGACCACGGCACAGAACGCCATCTACACGCTGACCATCACCGATACGATGATTGCGGCGGCAGATGTTGTCATGGCGTCCGTGGCAAACGGCACGAACACCCAAGGCACTCCGATGATTGGCAAGGTCAGCCCCGCTGCTGGCTCTCTGGTTATCGAAGTGATCAACAAGCATGCGACCGCTGTTGCCTTCAACGGCACGGTGGTCGTGAGTTTCCAGGTGTTCAAGGCATCGTAATGGCGGGGGCGTTCGCGCCCCCGTTTCCTTTCGGAGGTCCGCATGTACAAGCACGGTCAGTGGCTGGCGCTCTGTGACAGGTGCGGCTTCAAATATCATTCGGGCCAGCTTCGCAAAGAGTGGACGGGCCTGATGGTTTGCTGTGGCGGCGGAACCAATAACTGCTGGGAAGTGCGCCACCCTCAAGAATTCGTTCGCGGCAAAAAGGATCGGCAGGCCCCGCCTTGGGTGCGTCCCGAGCCAGCAGACACATTCATTGACCCGAACACCCCGACATCCTGGGACGATCTGTAATGGCGACAACTGCCCTCTACACAGCGCGCGACCTTTGTGAGGAGGCCCTGCGGCTGATTGGCGTCGTCGCGCTCGATGAGCCGATGGACGCCGACACGGGCAAGGCGGCGCTGATGTCCCTCAATCTCATGATCAAGGGATGGCAGAACAAGGAATACTCGCTCTGGCTTACCACGTCGCAGACGCTGAATCTGACGACTGCCGCAAGTTACACGCTGAACCCCAAGAGGCCGCTCAGAATTGAAAGCGCGCGGCTCGTGCGCAGTGGAATTGAGACGCCCATGTGGGCCATGACGCGGAACGAGTACGACAACATTCCGCAGAAGGCATCCACGGGCCTGCCGACCACGTTTTATTACGACCGCCAGAAAGAAGACGCTCTGTTCTATGTGTGGCCGGTTCTGGCTGCCGCGAATGGCGAGACGGTCAAAATCACTTACGAGCGCGAGTTTGAAGACCTGACCGACCTGTCGGAAAACCCGGACATTCCGGGGGAATGGTGGGAGACGGTCGCCTATAACTTGGCTTCCCGGCTTTCGATGAAATTCGGGGTGGATGCGCCGAAAGTCGATGCTTACGCCAAGATGACGCTTGACGAGGCGCTTGCGGCTGATCGGGAAGGATCGGTTTACTTCGGAGAGCCGCGTTGAAAGTCGAATTTTGCGGGCAGTCCTCGCGGGATCCGGACAACTGGCAGGCGTCTTCGTCGCGGCTGGTGAACTGCTATCGTGAGGCGTCGCAAGGCAAGACCGGGCATATCATCAAGTCGGACCTCGGAACGACTGCCTTCTCCAACGTTTCCGGCGTGTTTTTCCGGGCGATGGCCGAGATTGAGGGCAACCTGTATGTGTCCTGCGGATCGGCGCTGCACAAGATTGACGTAAGTGGCGGGGCGGTTAGCCTCGGGGCAACGGCTGACAGCGCTGAAGCCTCGATTGCGGGCAACAACGGCGACGTGACGCTGTGTGTCGGCGGGAATTACTATGTGTGGGATGGGGCGAGCCTTTCAACGCCATCCGCAGGGGCGTTCTCATCGTTTGGTTCGCTGGATTATGTCGGGAACTACACGGTCCTGACCGAACTGAACGGCAGGCGGTTTCAGTGGTCTGGTCTTGCCGATGCGGGAACCTTGCCGGGGCTGAACTTCTCCTCAGCAGATGGTCGGGATGACAAGATCATTCGCGGCGCTGCGATTGGAGGCGTGTTCTACATCTTCAAGGAAAAGAGCCACGAGGTCTGGTACAACACCGGTGAATCCGGGGCCAATGCGTTTCAAAGGCAGGCTGGTGGGGTTGTCGACACCGGGCTGAAGTCGTTTGGCCTCTTTTCCAAAGTACCGGGGGCTTCCGCGTTCTTCGTCGGGGCTGACAACCGGGTTTATATCGTTGGGGTCGGGCCGGTTTCCATCCCGCCGGTCGAGACGGCGATCAAGACGCAGAACCCCGAACGGTGCCTGTGTTGGGAGGATGAGGGCCACACCATGTGCGCCATCATTTTCCGCGATGCTCCGGCGTGGGTCTATGACGTTGCGACTGGTGAATGGCACGAGAGGGCGCAAGGCGTCGATCTGGAGCCGTGGCAGGCGGCGGACAGCGCGAAGCTCGGGGATAGTTGGTATGTCGGCAAGTCCGGCGGCGAAGTGCTGAAGATGCTTCGCAGCAATGCCGATGGGTCTCAGCCCCTTGTCCGGTCAATGGTGTCGCGGACGCTTGAGAATGACGGGCAGTATATTTCGATTGGCGAGTTGGAAGTGTTTGCCCGGATCGGCTGGGCTGCCGGAAATGTCATGATGAGACTGTCAAAAGACAGCGGTCATACATGGGGACAGTGGCGCACAAAGTCTTGGTCGGTCGGTGAATATAACAAGCGGCTGATCTGGCGGGCCTTGGGGCAGGCGAGACAGTGGACGGCAGAAATCCGGGTGAGTGACCCGGCTGAATTCCCGGTCAACGCAGAGGGACGGGTGGCATGACGGCTAAACCGCTTCTCAGGGAACAGCCCGCCACGAGAGACGGCAGGATGGCCTCGGACGCGCTTCTGGAGGTTATCCAGATGCTTGTCCGTGACGTGAATGCACTGACATCTTCGGTTGCTGCTCTCACGGCCAAACTTGACGCAATCGCGGCGATAACAGCCCCGACAGGTGGGGCGACGGTGGACAGCCAGAGCCGCACGGCCATCAACGCAATCATTGCGGCGGCGACATGAGAATAACGGTGGACGAGGCGAGAGAGTATTTCGCCCATCCATCGCAACATCAGGGCGGAAAGACTGAGGCGGACCTGCCTGATTGGGCCGACTATTGGGCCAGCGGCGGCGTTTGCCTGATGACCCATGCGGCCTACTGGCCCGGCGTGGTGATGGTTCATATCGGGGCAAAGCCTGAGTGTTGGGGCTTTCTGGACGCTCCAGTGAAACGCCTGCTCAAGGAAATAGCGGAATCCGAAGGGGCTGACCGCTTGATCGCATGGATTTCTGAAACAAACCGCGCGGCTCTGGCTCTGGCCCGCCGTGTTGGGTTCTCAACGGACGGATACATGCCGAACGGCGTGTTTCTTCTAGGCTGGAAGGTTTAATCATGTCGTTTCTAGGCGCAATCGTCGGTGCTGCCGCACAAGGAAAAGCGGCAAGCAAAGCCGCAAAAGCACAAACGCAGTCGGCACAGCAAGACCTCGCCTTCCAGAAGGAAACGCGCGACCTGACGCGAGCTGATCTGGCCCCGTTCAAGAATGCTGGCTCAAACGCCCTTGCTGCCTATAACTACCTTCTCGGCCTTGGCTCTGCCCCCACGATTGGCGGAACTGCCGCGTCTATCGAGACAATCAACGGTGTTCAGCCAGGAGTGCAGCCGGGGCAGTCTGTTGGGAGGGTAAACGCTCTCGGGTATGGAGTTGGTCGGGGTCGCGACAACGGAAACACCTATCAGCAGAACGCAGCGCCACAAGCCGCCACGACGCAATACCGTGTCAACGGCCAATTGTTCAGCACCTTGGCCGATGCACAAGCCTACGCCAACTCTCACAAGACGGGCGGCACGACATACGCGGGGCTTGAGACAACCCCCGGCTATCAATTCCAGTTTGATCAAGGCATGGCCGGGGTAAACGCTCTCGCCGGTGCGCGTGGCGGGCTTGACAGCGGCGCAACCCGCCAAGCTCTTATGGAAACTGGGCAGGGCATGGCGCAGCAGTATCGCGACAGCTATTTGAACCGCCTCGCTGGATTGTCTGACATGGGTGTCTCGGCAGCTTCCATGCAGGGCAACGCCAACTCGAATGCTGCGGCTGGCGTGTCAAATGCTCTCTCGGGAATTGGCAACGCAAAGGCGGCAGGCGCTATCGGTGTCGGCAATGCCTTCTCTGGCATGACCAACAATCTCCTTGGGACGTTCCAGTACCAGAAGGGCATGAGCACTCCGGGCGGTATGGGTTCCTTCTCAGACTTATTCGGCAGCAAGAACTGGCTTGGCGGCTTCTGATATGGCGACGTGGGAGCAAATCCGTAACGGCATTTTTGCCGGAGAAAGTGGTGGAGATTACAACGCGCTTTTCGGGTTTTCCAACCGTGATGGCGGGAAGTTCTCCAACGTTCGCTTGACCGACATGACGCTTGATCAGGCTTTGAACTTCGCCAGCCCCTCGGGGGAATATGGTCAGCACGTGAAGGGCCAGATCGGTCGTGTAGCCACACCAATGGGCGCCTATCAGGTTGTCGGAACGACGCTCAAGGCAGCTAAAGATGCTCTCGGCCTGACCGGCAACGAGCGGATGACCCCGGAACTGCAAGACCGCATCGGGCAGTGGATTTACGCGGCGCAAGGGACAGGCGCATGGGAGGGGTATAAGGGGCCGCTAGACGCCCTGCCTCCCGGCGCGCTGCCTTCGGACCCGCAAGCTAGAGGCATGGCTCAGACGGGTCAGAATGCGCTTGCTCCGGCCCAACCGCAGCAGAACGTCTTCACGCCGCAAATCCAGCAGATGGACGCGGCTCAATTCATGCGGCAACGCAACGCGCTGGCCCCTGTCCAGAACGTCTATGAGCGCCGCAACTACTTGGGGACTGCCTAAATGGCTTATGATGCCGGAATCATTCTTCAAGGCCAGCCGGT